CACACTCGTCCTTCAAGGACAAGGTGAATATGTCTAACCTGTGTCAGGAGATCACCCTGCCTACAGACCCCATTCAGCATATTGATGGATCAGGTGAGATTGCACTGTGCATTCTCTCTGCTATTAATGTTGGAAAACTGAAGTCCCTGGATGAAATCGATGAGCTCTGTGAGCTTGCTGTAAGGGGTCTGGATGCTTTGATTGACTACCAAGGATATCCTATTAAGTCTGCAGAGCAGAGCACTATCAATCGTCGCTCTCTGGGTATTGGTTATATTGGTCTGGCACATTACCTTGCCAAACATGGTGCTAAATATAATTCACCTAAGGCATTTAAACTTGTCCATGATCTAACTGAGCGTTTCCAATTCGCTCTGCTTACTGCATCTAATCGTATGGCAATGGAGAAAGGACCATGTGGTTACTTTGATAAAACAAAGTATGCTGATGGAATTCTCCCTATTGATACATATAAGAAGGAAGTCGATGAGATTGTAACTAATGAGCTACAGTGTGATTGGGAATATCTTAGAGGTCGGATCAACCAATACGGATTGCGACACAGCACTCTGTCCGCACAAATGCCTTCGGAGAGCAGCTCCGTTGTGTCAAACGCTACCAATGGAATCGAGCCGCCTCGCGACTACCTGTCCATTAAGAAGTCCAAAAAGGGACCTCTTAAGCAGATTGTCCCTCAATACAATACTCTCAAAACTAACTATGATTTACTCTGGGATATGCCATCCAATGAGGGTTATATCAAAATTGTTTCTGTAATGCAGAAATTCTTTGATCAGGCAATCAGTGGTAACTGGAGTTACAATCCAGAAAACTATCCCAACAATGAAGTGCCTGTTTCTGAGATGGCAAAAGATCTACTGACCACATACAAGTTTGGTTGGAAGACATCTTATTATCAAAATACATATGATGCTAAGAAGGATGCTCCTATTGAGGATGCTTCTGATGTTGACAAACTCATAGAAGATATACTACAATCGGAGGAAGCTGACTGTGACAGTTGCAAGGTCTGAGGTTAAAGGAATGACGGTATTCAATAAGGAAAAGGTTGACACTACAAAGCAACCAATGTTTTTTGGCAAACCATTAGGAGTCCAACGTTACGATTCATATAAGTATCCTGTATTCGACAGACTTACTCAACAACAACTTGGTTATTTTTGGAGACCTGAGGAGGTCTCCCTCCAAAAAGATAGGAGTGACTATGCACAACTTACAGAGAATCAGAAGCATATCTTTACTTCCAATCTTAAATACCAGATCATGCTGGATTCTGTACAAGGGCGCGGTCCTGGGATGGCTTTTATCCCTTACTGCTCACTCCCTGAGTTAGAAGCATGTATGACTGTATGGGAGTTTATGGAGATGATTCATAGTCGCTCCTATACTCACATCATCAAGAATGTATATTCTAATCCTAGTGAAGTCTTTGATACTATCCTAGAAGATGAGCGTGTGCTTGAGAGGGCAGCATCTGTTACCCAATCATATGATGAATTTATCGAACATGCTCATCAATATGATGGTAGTAGTATGTGGGATCTTGCAAGAGAAGGTCATGCTTCAGGTCAATGGGAGCGTCGTGAGTTGAAACGTAAACTCTACAGGGCAATTGCTAATGTCAACATCCTCGAAGGAATCCGTTTCTATGTGTCGTTTGCGTGCTCGTTTGCTTTTGGCGAAAATAAACTTATGGAGGGCTCGGCTAAGATACTCTCTCTTATCGCTAGAGATGAAAACCAACATCTGGTTATCACGCAGAATATCCTCAACAAGTGGAGAGGAGGAGACGATCCAGAAATGGCAGTCATTGCAAAAGAAGAAGAAGGAAATGTGATTGATATGTTTAAGAGGACAGTCACCGAAGAAAAACTTTGGGCAGACTATCTCTTTAAGGATGGAAGTATGATTGGATTGAATGATCGTCTTCTTCATAACTATGTTGAATGGATTGCTAATCGTCGTATGAAGGCGATTGGTATCAAACCGATCTATGATATCCCTGCTAAGAATAATCCTCTGCCCTGGACAGAGCACTGGTTAAATAGTAAGGGTCAACAAAACGCACCTCAAGAAACGGAGATCGAATCTTATGTCGTCGGAGGAATCAAACAAGATGTCACAGGAGACACATTTGCAGGATTCTCTTTATGATGCTATACTAGAGAAGTCAGGGCAGGAAGGCAATCCATTTGCTGAAATGCTCTGGGCAAATGAGAAAAAGAAGGCGATGCAAAATGTATCATCTCAAACCAAGAAAAAAGACTAAGGTCTTATAAATATAAGTGTAGCGAAAGTTACACTTTACGTTCATCTCACTTCGGTGAGACGCAAGTAAGTCGCGGAACGGAGCGTTCATCCCATGTTTGAAGTATTGTTGTATACTACTCTAAGTTGCACACAAGCCGATGCTGTATTGTTTCGGATTAGGGCACATGAGAAGTTGGATGACTCAATTAAACTTGAGTTAGTTGAGACCGTAAAGGAATCAGCACCACAATGTGACTACTACTGGGACGCAAACGACTGAAGGAACGGGGATTAAACACCCTCTACTTTCAGGAGTAAACAAATGAACACACTTACTATCATCAAGAAGCAAATCGAGAAAGCAGCACGTCTGCACGATGCACAAATCTCTCACACTGCATATCGTGGTGTTGAGTATGACACACGTTGTGTAGAGTCGAATGAAACGCATGGCACTTTCTGCTATCGCGGTCACACCTACGCTAAGTGATGTCATGGAAGCACTACAGATCGCAGGGATCGTATCCCTAGGTTGCATTGCTGGCATGTCATTACTCTACGGTGAAATCTTACTTTTAAATCGGTTTTGATTTCGTAACAAAGCACCCATACGGGTGCTTTTTTGTTACCATAAATACGTACAATGTATGCAGGAGAGTCATGAAAATCTTTCTGGACTGCTCTGATCCAAAACTCATCGAATCTGCTTTTGAGACTGGGTTGATCGATGGAGTGACCACTAATCCAAGTCTCATGCTTAAAGCGGGTGAAGATCCCAAACATGTTATCAAGGAAATCTCTTCAATCTTTCCCTGGCAAGCATCAGTTTCTGCTGAGGTTGTCGGAGATACGGCAGAAGAGATGCTTGAGATGGCACAGGACTACCTAGAGATCGGACCAAACATCACAATCAAAGTCCCATGCACAGTGGAGGGTTTGAAGGCATGTAAGAAACTATCTGATGATGGTGTCCCAGTAAATGTGACACTAATTTTCAGCACGGCACAAGCAATTCTTGCTGCAAAAGCAGGAGCAACATATGTTTCTCCTTTTGTCGGTCGTGTATTTGATCAGCACTGGAATGGAATTCATCTTATTGAGGAGATCTCGGATGTTTTTGCTACACACCAAGTTGAAACTAAGGTACTTGCTGCTTCAATTAGAGAAGCTTGTCAGGTGTCCGATTGCTTCAGAGTGGGTGCTGACGTATGCACTCTTCCGCTTCCCATCTTTTACAAACTCTATAAGCACATTCTTACCGACAAGGGTTTAGAATTGTTTGATGCCGATTGGAAGTCCCTTCAGGAGAAAATTTAATGCCTAGAAACGAGGTGAGTAAGGACGAATTTGAAGTTAGAATTTTAAAAATAAAGAATGCATTATATAATGGTTCTTATTCTGCTCGCAGTCAAGAGTGGCATGATGGAGCACACCATGCCATTCATGAAATGCTCAATATATTACAGGAGTATCGATCATGAATAAACAAAACTTGAAGATACTAATTGCCGATCTTGAATTTGCTATTGCAGAATTGAAAGCAGAGGTGTACTCGGACACAAAATCTTACCTAGATAGTGAGAATGTGAGAAGAGTACGCATTGAAGATGACGACGGAGACTACGAATGAAAAAGAAATTGACTATGAAAACCCCTGGATTTTTAACGGACACCCTTTTCTATCTGAGGACATTGACGACCATTTCGGTTTTGTCTATTGCATTACAAATCTCCTCAACGGCAAGAGGTACATCGGGAGGAAGTATTTTCACCAATTACGAAAACCTAGAGGTGGAGGTAGGCGCGTTAAGAGTGAAAGCGACTGGAAAAAATACTACGGAAGCAGTGCTGAACTTACTGAAGAGCGCAAACAGGTCGGGAATCTCGCCTTTAAACGCACTATAATTAGCCTACATAAATCTAAGGGACTCACAAACTTTGAAGAGACCCGTCAACTTTTTATCAATAATGTACTTACGGAGGCGATGTCAGATGGGACACCAGCGTTTTACAACAGCAACATCCTTGGTCGGTACATGCGGAAAGACTATTTTAAATCTGGCACAGACCGTTGACGCCCCGTAGGGAGTCTGCTATAATTACAGGGTAGTCAAGAGGAGTCCACCATGTGCATTCAATTTGATCTCGATGTTGAGGATATCAGCATTGAAGACAATCTGATGGACCTTTTCATCGATCAGCTTCATGATTTTGCTGAGAAGTATGAGGAGGATGGATCTCCTATTGCTACTGAATGGTCCAGTAGCTCAGTGGAATAGAGCAACTGCCTTCTAAGCAGTCGGTCGTAGGTTCGAATCCTACCTGGATCGTTGCACCTCTGGTGCATATAGGTCCTTTAGAGGAATAAGGTATGACTACAACACAAAGATTTTCTTCGGTTATTGACATTCTTTTTGATGCTGTTGACCGCAAGATCGTCCTTGACACCGAGTATCCTATCATTTATAATCAAATCGTGAAACATTACGAGGAGAAGGGTGTCGATTTCTATGGTGATGTAGATGAGGATTATGATATCCTCCTTTCCAAACTCGAAACTGATCTAATTACATTATGAAAACAAAAGTCCTCCTTGAAAAATCACCCTATCGTTATGTAGAGGCAGGGACACTCGACAACGGGTGTCCCGACTACCGAATCCAAAAGTTTGATGAGTGGTCCAAACGTTACAAAGACATGTATCTCTGTGACAATGGTATGCAAATCTCACTTGCTATGGAAGATTTTGAATACACCAAATGGTTAGACCCAGATGGTGTCCCTTGTTACATCAAAGACTCTGTATCATCTGTATCATGAATGTTTATCAAAACGCAGTAGACGCTCTCAAAGAATGCGTCAAGCAATCTATGGAAAGCGATGTGCCCTCCAACACTCAAGGAGAAATCTGGCGTCATTATCAAGGCATGAAAACCATTGCTAATGATCTACTGACTGCAGATGTCCCTGCAGCGCCTGAAGAGCCTTCGTCAGCTATCTTTGGTCAAGCTCTTGGACGAGAGTTTTATGATCCAGACTACAATGTGTATGCAGCAGCGGCAGCAGATACCATCTCTCTTGATGGTGGTGCTGGAAGTGATGTAATTACATTCTCCTAGTCTTTGCCAATAGACTATAAACTAGATGGTTGTCAACGAACGATAGAAGACCATATTGGGGGGATCTCCCCCCTCTGGTTTCTACATTCCAATAAAGATGTAGTGGTGGAGTCAACGACCCAATGATGAGAGTATTTGATAACATCTTCGACAGGCGTTACCTAGACGAATTGGTTAGCAAACTTAGTCATTCTCCATGGTATCCTAATAACATAGCGAATCGTAGCACCTGGCCATACGGAGAGACTGGATCTCATTGTATATTTGGAGAGCAATTCTTTGAAAGAAAATCTCTCGACATTATTAATTACGGAAGCAACGTAGCATTATCTCACGAATTAATTGATTGCTTTTACGCCATTACTAGAAAGGCAGAAAAGAATTTAGTATTACAAGAGATCGCTGGTAATCTACAGTTTGCTGGAATGAATGGATCTGATCATCGGGATACCCTTGGTGGTATTACCGATGATATTTTTTCGTATATACTAATGCTCAGTGCTGATCCTGGCACTGGTGGTGCGTTTGTAAACGAAACTGAAAACAAAGTCATCCCCTTTAAGCATGGAAGGGTGATTGAAATTGATGGTCATGCTGTGCATAGAGGACTAGCATTTGAGACAGAGCACAAGCCAAGGTACTCAGTCAAGTTTGTTGGTCTTGATAACCTGATACGGGACAACTACATCAGGTTTTGGTAGCATATGAAACCTTGACGAAATATTAAATATGCTATATAATATGTTTGTAACAAAAATTTACACACAATGACCGTAACCACGAATGAGATGGGGCAACAAAATCTCTTTGCAAGAGAACCCCAAATGGTAGTAGAATCCTACAACCGTAAAGGACTGGAGTCCCCTCAACAATTCGCAGAGACCTACAATGGTCGCTGGGCAATGATGGGTATCATCTCTGGTTTCATTTCTTATGCCGCTACTGGCAAATTTTTCTTTGGTATCTTCTGAGGTAATTACTATGTTTAACGAAAAAGCAGAAAAACTGAATGGTCGTGCAGCAATGATTGGATTCATTGCAGCAGTTGGTGCGTATTTCACCACAGGACAAGTGCTTCCTGGCATTTGGTGAAATAAATATCTACTCCTTGGCACTGGTAAGATGGCACTCTTAGCGACCGTAGGCATATGCCTCGCAACGTTTGTTGCAGCAGCAATGATGACACAAGATGGAGGTGAAAATGCCCAATCCTAATGCTCTATACGAGGACATGGAAACTCTTAACATGCTCTACGAAGAGTTGTGTTGGGACCACGATGCCGAATTGGAGTTTAAGGCAGACTACGACAACAACCAAATAACGATCAGAATCAAAGACGATAAATAATTTTATATCGTCGCCGCAGGGGACGACTGGCAAAATCCAGTCAGTCCCCCTTTTTTTATGAATATATTATCATCAGATCCTTCGATCTTTGAAATTAATAATAAGTATCCTGAAAGGTTGAGGTTAAATCCTCATGCAGACATTTTAATATTCGATGATTTTCTAAAGAAACCTGATGAATACAAGAAATTTCTTAGTGGAATTCCTGCATTTAGATCAGACTTCTTTTATCCTACTGCATCACCTGGATGGAGACAGATAGTTACTTACGAATACTTCCAGCAAATGGAAGGTGTTTTATCAAACTACACAGGTAACAGAGAGTGGGTGCAACAGTCATTCACTAACATTTATAAATCTGAAATGCCGTGTAATAGTAAATCATGGTATCCTCATCACGACAGTATGGATTACACATTTAATTTGTGGTTGTCCGATGGTCTTGGAGGCACAGCATTCTATACTTGGAATGGACATTACTGTGGAGAGACTCTTTCTGAAACTCAGAAAGATAAAATCTTTTCCAATCAGATTCCTGGAGAGTTTTTATACCAAGACTTTACTGGTGATGCTGAATGGAAACAATATCATTTGCAACCTGTTAAATATAATCGTGCCATTTTCTATAATGGTAATGATTTTCACTCTGCCTATGTGCCTAATGGGTCTTTCCAGAATGATTGGAGATACTCATTGGTCCTTATGGGGTCTTGACACGCCAGGACCCCCCTGTTATACTGACCGTGTAGTTATATGAGTTTATTCAAAAGCATGATTACAGCACTACTATCCCTGTTTGCTTTAGGACCTGCAGAAGCACCTCCTGAAGTGGCACCGATTCCCGTGGTGCCTTACCAAGCAACTTGGAAGTGTGATGACTGCACACCCGAAGAACAATATGTCCTTGCACAACTCCAAGAAAAAACTAAAATCTCAGATCGCAATGCTCTCGCAACGATCATGGGAAATATTAAACAGGAAAGTCTTTTCATTCCCAACATATGCGAGGGAGGGGCTAGAGTTTCTTACCACAATTGTCATAGCGGGGGGTATGGTCTTATTCAGTGGACCTCAGTAGGACGTTATAATAATCTTGGCAACTTCTGCGACAAGTATGGTTGTGATCCTTCCAGTCTAGAGGGTCAGACTTCATACATGATCAACGAATCTGTCTTCCAACGCTATCTTCCAGAGTTTGAAGGTGGTGGTAAAACAGTTAGGCAATATATGGTCCCTGCCTACTACTGGTTGGGATGGGGCATCAAAGGAAATCGCGAATTATATGCGTACGATTACACTAAGAAACTAGTTTACTCATGATTAAAAAGATCAAAGAAACTCTCGGTCAAATTTTCCACTCTCCTGAAGCAACAGGTAGTTGGAGTGGAGATGACATCACTGTCAATATGGATGGTGGTGTTGGTGGATCATGGAAGGTTGAATCTTCTGAGGAGGTAGAGCAACCCTATGTTGGTGTGCCTGCACCCGATTACCTTCCCGAGGATCCTTGGTTTTCTTCTCCTGTGTTGTCTGAAAAACAGATGACATATAAAGAAGCACATGAGCAAGCAGTAGCAGAGCAGCAGATTCTGGATGAGTCTGAGACTACAGAATCTGCTGACATCCACCAAAAACTCTATGAAATTGCATCAGCAAACTGGACCACTGTGGCAGAAACGCAAGGTGGATCAGAAAATTTCCAAGAGGGACCTGGAGGATGGATGTCAGGCACTGGTTACGGTCAATTTTCTAAGTAGAAATACTCTAATTTGGGGGGTTGACGGAAAACCCAACCTCCTGTATACTAAATAGGTAAACAAATGTAAAGCACTTCGCTTTTCGTTGTCCACAACACCCCACAAACCGAGACCTATAGGGTGTCAAAATTACGTCTCTCATACCTTGTCTAAGGGTGACAAGGAATAGTAACTCCACCATTTCCCTGATGGTCTTACTTTCATTTCAATTACAATGGCTAGTTCAACTCTATCAACACGCGGTGGCATTTCCACTTGGGAATCCTTCTGCGAATGGGTCACCTCCACCAATAACCGTCTGTATGTCGGTTGGTTTGGTGTGCTGATGATCCCCACGCTGCTTGCAGCAACTGTATGTTTCATCACCGCTTTCGTCGCTGCTCCCCCTGTGGACATCGATGGTATTCGCGAACCTGTTGCGGGATCGCTCATGTATGGCAACAACATCATCTCTGGTGCTGTCGTGCCTTCGTCCAACGCAATCGGACTTCACTTCTACCCAATTTGGGAAGCAGCATCACTCGACGAGTGGCTGTATAACGGTGGTCCATATCAACTCGTAGTCTTCCACTTCCTTATTGGCGTCTTCTGCTATATGGGACGTGAGTGGGAATTGTCTTACCGCCTGGGTATGCGTCCCTGGATCTGTGTTGCTTATTCTGCACCTGTTGCAGCAGCATCCGCAGTCTTCCTGGTCTATCCTTTCGGTCAAGGTTCTTTCTCTGACGGTATGCCCCTGGGTATCAGTGGCACCTTCAACTACATGCTTGTCTTCCAAGCAGAGCACAACATTCTGATGCACCCCTTCCATATGCTGGGTGTCGCAGGTGTCTTCGGTGGATCTCTGTTTAGTGCAATGCACGGTAGTCTGGTTACCTCTTCGCTGGTCCGTGAGACCACCGA